ATTTACCAAGAGAGTGTTTACTATCTGGCAGAGGGCAAGGTTATAATAGTTCAGCGCAAGAAATAAGATTATATAATGGCAGCATTATACAAGGCTTCTCAGCCGCAGAGCCTGAGCGATTACGTGGTCCACAGTTTCACCGAGCTTGGTGTGATGAGATCGCAGCTTGGCAATATCCAGAAGCTTTCGATCAGTTAATGTTCGGATTGCGATTAGGGACAACCCCACAAGTGGTAATTACGACTACGCCAAAGCCAACGCCACTAATCAAAAACCTTATAAAACGCGAGGGTGCGGTGATCACAAAGGGAAGTACTTTTGACAATGCAGCAAACCTTGCACCTGCAGCCTTACAACAGCTACAAGAAAAGTACGAAGGCACAAGATTAGGTAGACAAGAGCTATACGCAGAGGTGCTTGAGGATATTGAAGGGGCGTTGTGGTCGTGGACAATGATTGAAAAAGCTAGAATTAAACAAGAAAATGTGCCAAACTTACAGCGCATTGTTGTGGCTATCGACCCTGCAGTGACAAACTCCGAGGAGAGTGATGAGACAGGAATTATTGTTGCAGGGAGAACGCAAGAAGGTGTTTTTTATGTGCTTGCTGATCACAGCTTTCATGGCAGTCCTGATGCTTGGGCTAGGGAAGCGGTGGCAGCTTTTCACCACTATAAAGCGGACAGGATTATAGCAGAAGTCAATAATGGTGGCGATTTAGTTGAGAAAGTGGTAAGAACAGTAGAAAGAAATATTCCATACAGTGCTGTAAGGGCTAGTCGTGGAAAGATGGTAAGGGCAGAACCAGTGGCTGCACTTTATGAACAGGGAAAGGTTTATCACGTTGGTGAGTTTAAAAAATTGGAAGATCAAATGACTACATACACACCAAACGTAAGAAAATCACCTGATAGAATGGACGCTCTAGTGTGGGCTGTCACGGAATTATCGCAGCGAAGCGGTGAACCAGTTTGGAGAATTTCTTAATGGGTATTGTGGACAACTTAAAAAATCTTTTCGTAAGTAATGTGGAAAAGAAAGAAGCACCGAAAGTTTATGTAGGCGGTGCAGCAATGTACAGCCATAGCAGAAGAGATAATTACAAAAGCTACGCAAAAGAGGGCTACCAAGAAAACGCTATTGTTTATCGGTGCGTTAATGAAATAGCAAACGGTGCGGCTGCGATACCTTATAAAGTATTTCAAGGAGATATAGAGCTAGACTCGCATCCCTTAATAAGCCTTCTTAACCGTCCCAACCCTACTCAAGCAGGTAACGAATACTTTCAGTCTCTTTATTCATTTCTTTTACTATCAGGTAATAGCTACGCACTCGCTAGTTCTGTCAACGGTGTTCCAAATGAACTTTATTTGTTGCGTCCTGACAGAATGGAAATTGAGCCAAGCGCAACCTCTATTCCAAAAGCATATAAGTACAAATTGAATAATCAGGTAGTTGCAAAGTATGATGCTGATCCAAAAACAGGGCAATCAGAAGTTAAGCATTTTAAAATGTGGAATCCGTTGGATGATTATCTGGGGTGCTCTCCATTAATGGCGGCTGCAGTTGACCTTGATCAACATAATATGATTGCAAAACATAACATAGGTCTATTGGTAAACGGTGCAAGACCATCAGGAGCTATAATTTTTAAACCGCAAGACGATCTCGGGAACAGCACAATGTTGACTGACGGTCAGCGCCAACAAATATCCCAAGACTTAGAACAAAGATTTGTAGGAACTAAAAACGCAGGTAGGCCAGTTTTGCTTGAGGGTGATTTTGATTGGAAAGAAATGGCAATGTCACCGAAAGACATGGATTTCCTTGAAAACAAACACATGGCTGCGAAAGATATTGCTTTATGTTTTGGTGTTCCTTCGCAGCTTATTGGTATTCCTGACAGTCAAACTTACGCAAATGTTCAAGAAGCAAGGCTTGCTTTGTATGAAGAAACTATTATGCCACTAGCTCAAAGAATTATAAGTGATTTAAATGAATGGTTAGCACCTAGTTTTGGTGATGAAATAAACATTCAATATGATTTTGAAAGTATACCTGCAATGACTGAGAGGCGCAGACGTATTTATGAAAATGTCACGGCTGCAGTCAGAGAAGGTATTATTAGTCGTAATGAGGCTAGAGAGAGATTGGGTCTTGAACCCATAACAGGCGGTGACGAAGTATTTATTGCTGCCAATTTATTTCCATTAGGAGGGAATGATGTTTCAGAAGATAAAGGAATTGATCCAGAGGATGCTGCGAAAGAAGCCTACGGTGAAGAAGCCTACGACTACCAAGAAAAAGCCGAAGTCCGCAAAGACGTCTTCACAACCGAAGAAGAAGCCGACGAAAGGGCAAAAGAAATAGGTTGCGTTGGAACCCACAGTCATACCGAGGGTGGTGAAACCATTTTTATGCCGTGTAAAACCCATGAGGATTATGAAGATGCAACAGGACAAGTGTTAAAAGATTATGTCAATGATGAGGATATGTATTCGCGCAGACGCAAAAAGCCAAAACGCAAAGAAAATATTTTGCCAGAAGAAGAAAAAGCAGAAAGTGATGTTGACACTAAGCCAACAGCTGCAATGGCGGTCAATGCTACTAGAGGTTTAGAATTAAGAAAACAATATAATCGTGGCGGCACGATGGTCGGTGTTCAAAGGGCAACAAGCCTAAAGAACAGAGAAAAGTTAAGTCCGCGCACCGTTAGAAGGATGCACAGTTTTTTTTCTAGGCACGAATCAGACAAAGAAGGCCAAGGATTTAATCGTGGTGAAGAAGGTTTTCCAAGTGCAGGTTTGATTGCTTGGTTGCTTTGGGGTGGCGATGAAGGTCAATCTTGGGCAAGACGTAAAACAGCAGAGCTAGATAAAGAGCGAGATAAGCAGCTTGAGCTAGAAGAATATATCACCGCAGCTTACATTGAAATAAAAAAACCAGTTTCGGCTGCAGTCAAAAAAGGTTTGGCTGAAAAGGTAAAAGAGCACAATGAAAAACATGGTGATAAAAAAGGTAAGAGAGTAACGCAGAGGATGCTAGAGGCAGTTTTTAGGCGTGGGGTAGGTGCATACAATACAAACCCTCAATCAGTAAGACCAAGCGTGAGAAGCGCAGACCAATGGGCGTATGCCAGAGTAAACACTTTTCTCAGGGCTGTCAGAACTGGAAGATTTTCTGGTGGTAAATTTGATACTGATCTGTTGCCAGAGGGTCACCCTTTGCGATCTAAAGATTAATCATATGTGATAACAATATCCAAAAAATCAATTTTAAAACCTGAGTTACTAGCATTTTGTAAACGATATTGGATTTCATCATCGACTTCACTGTCAAATTTATCCAAACGTCCTGCACAAAAAGCCTTATAATGTTTTTCTTTGAGGTATTTTTTCACATACTTTGATTTCGCTGTTTTTTGGACATACTGGCTTCTTTGCCATGTTTTCATTTCCATAGCTTCCTTCATCCTATCGGGTTCAATCGGGCTATATCTTTGGGTAATATCAACCTTAGCAAGACGCCAAACTCTGTCTTTTTTCCCTGTGTGCCAGTTAGCTTGTATTTGGATGCTGTCTTTATTTTTGTTCGCTCCATGTTTTATGGTGCGCTGTTGAAAACTTTGGACACGGTAGCGAGCGTTCGATAGACGGTCTTTCATTTTTTTATGGTCATCAGCCAGTTTTTTGCGAGCATTACGGACAAGTGCTTCTGTTGTTATTTCAGATAAGAATGGCTCAGATTGTGCATCAATTTTTTTGTTCAGCTCAACATAAAAACGAAAATCCATGTTTTCCAATTTGATAAAATTAGGTGCTAAAAAAGTTTCATCATGATTTTTTTTCTTACACTTATTGTATTCTGGCTTTAGCCAAGCAATGGTTAGTTTTTCAATCCTTGCCTTGTCTTCAGAGTCACATAAATAAACAAGGATATTAGCCACCTCATCCCACCAATGTTTTGTAGTTCTGTGACTAGACATCCGATTAGAAAGGTCTTCTGTCATGCCAACATAAAGAGGTTTTTGTACATTATCACAAAGTATATAGACGCAAGCTTGACCGCGTGGGGCTAACCTGTCAACATCCTCTATTTTGTTGCCCTTCTCATCTTCAATAGATTTCGCGTGAAAATATAGTTTACCGTTGGCTTGTTCATAGTTAGCCTGATATAAAGGTGATTTTCTTATGCTAGTGGCTTGCTTGCGTTTAATTGATTCCATTCATTATGCTCCCAAAGTAAGCCCATGCTAAAGGCAGGTGAAAAACAAAAACAGTAAATGCTAGAATTAAAACGAATTGTGTGATAAGATTAATTAAGTTCATTGGTTTCTCCATACGCTAATGAAACGATCTCCCCCAGAAGAGAGCCACCCCATAAAGAGGTGGCTTTCTAATTTAAGAGGCTTTCGCTAAGGCTGCATCCATTATGTTAGAATACCAACTTGGATCGTTTGCTTTTAAAACTAGTACTGGTGCATCATGCTTAACTGCCTCTGCATATTCCTCTACAGTAAAAGCTTTGCAAAGCTGTTTAACGAACTTTGCTTTAGTGATTGGTGATTCAGAGTATCTAAACCGAGCGATAAACAATGGCACAGGCATATCAACACGTGAAGGGTGGCATTTATCTGCACTAAAAACTTCACCGTAAGTTGGCTGACCGTCATAACTTCCGTTATAGTAAAGGTAGCCGCTGTCGAAAGAAAAAAGATTTTTATCAAAGTTTGTCATTTTTACCTCTTTAGTTTGCTTTATGAGTATATTCTGCCTCAATAGAATATTAATGTAAATAGTTTATTTACAAAATAATGCAAAAAAGTAGAAAAAAATTGATATTTCTTTAATTTTCACACTCTGCTATAGTTTTGCTATGACTTTCCCTGTGTTTATTAAAGGCTCTAGAAGCCGAATATCTATTGCAAAAGAAATTAGAGAGGTATCTAGACTTCGTTTGCAGTATGAGAAATCATTGCAAAGCGGTATTATGCGATTGTTTTCAAAGATCGGTAGGGCGGCTGCACAGGAATACAGAGACACAGGTGATGTTGTTGAGAGCATCAAGCCAATGCAGACCGAACTAGGTCAAATACTCTATGCTCACTCTACAGAAGTCTTAACACGTTTTGCCAACAGAGTGTTTGAAAGTCGCAAACTAAGCTTTGATAGCTTGATCAATACGTTTTATTCCAATGAGCAAGCACAGAAAGTGGTCGGGATCACACGCACGACTAGGACTTTAATTCATAGGGCAATTGTTAGCGCGGAAAAAGAAGGTTTGGGTGTAGATCGCACCGCAAGATTGATTACAGAGCGCACTAGTGGGGCAATAGCCAGATCAAGGGCATCTACCATAGCCAGAACAGAAACGCACGCAGCAGCTTCCTATGCCAATCATACGGCACAACGGCTTTTAATGTTGCCAAATCAAAAAAAGCGATGGGTGTCTGTAGGTGATGCCAGAACAAGAGAACACCATGCTTCTGCAAATGGACAAGAAGTCGGCATAGACGAAAAATTTGTTGTGCGTTTTAAAGGTCAGG